ATGAAAGAACATCTCCTGAAATTTTCATTAGTACTGCTGGCAGGCTGCGCAGGGCCAGGGGATCGTTTACCGGATATCCAGCCGGGTCATGTAGAAATGAACGGCAATACGCCCTGCATCACTTATGTGGTTAAGCCTGGCGATCGTCTCTCATTCATTGAAATCGCTAATCACAGCAGCGCGGGTGACAGTTTTCAAAAAATCGTGCGTGAAGATGCGCTGTATCCGCAGCAGGGCGAGTGTCTGCCGACGCTTGGTTATCATTTCGAAAGCGGCAATACGTATGTGGCGTATTACAGCGTGGATAATCCGCGTGATGAACGAGAACGCATTATTGAAGTAACCTTTTCGACGCCATAAATTCACCACAGCAAAGATTCCCGAACAATAAAAAGCCCCTGTCGGGGCTTTTAAATAAAGACGCGTAGCGTTTATACCGGGCGCTCAATAATACCGATTTGCCCGCAGCAAATGACAGTAATCAGTCTTTGCCCTGCAACAGGAAGCGATAAATCAGACCGCCCACTACGCCGCCCACAATCGGTACGAGCCAGAAAACCCACAGTTGTTGTAAAGCCCAGCTGCCCTGGAAAATAGCGACAGCGGTGCTTCGCGCTGGGTTCACCGACGTGTTGGTGACAGGAATGCTGATGAGATGAATCAGCGTCAGGGCGAGGCCAATCGCCAGCGGCGCAAATTTCGCCGGTGCGTTTTTATCCGTGACGCCGTGGATAATCAGCAGGAAGAACGCCGTCAGCACCAGTTCAGTCAGGATAGCTGCCGAAAGGCTGTAACCATCCGGCGAGTGTTCGCCATAGCCGTTGGCGGCAAAACCGCTTGCAACAGCGTCAAAGCCCGGTTTACCGCTGGCAATGGCATACAGCACGCCCGCCGCGGCAATACCGCCGATGACCTGGGAAATGATGTAAGGAATCACATCCTGAAAGGTAATACGTCCACCTGCCCATAAACCCAGCGTGACGGCCGGATTAAAATGACCGCCGGAAATATGCCCTACGGCATACGCCATGGTCAGGACGGTCAGACCAAACGCCAGCGCAACCCCTGTAAAACCAATGCCCAGTTCAGGATACGCCGCAGCAAGCACCGCGCTCCCGCAACCACCAAATACCAGCCAGAATGTGCCGAAAAATTCAGCCGCACTTTTTCTCAACATATTATTTGTCCTTATTTACACTATGACCGCTACGTATTTATTTAGCGGCGGAATATCATAGCGTTTAAAATTGAGAACGGAATCGGTCGAAAGTATTAATCAGAAATTAAATATTATGAACTGTGCATAATTGATTATTTGTGTGAGTAAAATGATTTCGAATTAATAATCTGTGAGTGTATTGTTGTTTTAATGTGTAATATGTTTTGAGAAATTAAAAATCCTGATTCTCCAGTGGCTTTCTCGGCCTTTTACTACTGACTGGTGATTATATGGGCATAATATTACATCTCTTTCTGACTATGCCCACAATATGCCCACAAAAGTTGGCGAAGTTAATAGATGTCAGATAACGCTCAGTAACGTTAAGTTAGCGAGAGCCGCATTTTTTATGGGGAGTGAAGAGGACGGGAAAAGTCAGGTAATGCCTGTATGGCGTCCCCTGCAGACGTCTAACTTACCTTATAAGGGGTTGCGCCATATAGATATTTTTTATGTTGGTAAATAACTTACCCAGGGTTTTACCCATTGTGGCGGGAGATGAGTTTGTTTTTGAATGCCTGATGGTCACGATATAGCCAACGTGACCGTCCGTGAATTTTCTGAGGTTTTGGCAGGGTGCCGTCTTTGATTCTGTCATAGATGAAGGTTTTGCCGAAACCAGTATCAGCCATGATGAATTTCAGGTCAATGAGCGTGTCGTCGCGTAGTTCTCTCATATCTTTTCTCCAATAAAAAACCCGCCGAAGCGGGTCATGGTGTTAACTTAAATTCATCGTCCCACGGCGTGAATGTGCTCATCCTTCCATGCGACATGATGTACTCCGTCGCCACAGCCATAGAACTTGGCTTCTCGAACTCCAGCATAAACACATCATCGTATGCTTTCCCTAGCCACCACCCGCCGCCGTATTCGCGTGCGCGCTGAATGAGCACCCACCGACCAGGCGTAATGCGGTGATGTATCTCGCCGCGATAGATAATCAGATAGTCCGAGTCTTTGCTCATGACGCACCCCAACAACTGTATTTATATACAGTAAATTGAGGTGGGCGGGCTGTCAATTCTTGCCCGGTGCTGCGATCATGGCGGCGCGGCGGTTGACCACTTCGATCAAAGCCTCTTCTGCTTCGCCAAGACAATCAGCCATTCCTCGCCTGTCGCCGTCGAAGTCGTTAAAGTCGAGGCGAATCTTTGCCACATTTCGCAGCGCAGCGATCACATCCACAGGCAAAACCGACGCGGGCTTGAAGGGCTTCCTGTCTTTCACCCATGTAACCAACATCTGGATATAGTCTTGCTGTGAAGCCCACAGCATCTCATCAGACTCCGGCGCTGCGATGCCAGCATTACTTAAAGCTATTCGCAGGCCCTCAGGCACAACCGGCGAAGGCGGCGCGAGCAGCTCCATCACTTCGTCTAACGCGAACTCGGCAGCGTTGTAGAACGTTGCGCCAGGCGAACGCGCGCATAGCCAGTGGGCTTTGTTGCAAATTGCTTTACGGTCGATTTTCGGCACAACCGGCGCGGGCGGTGCGGTGTAGAGCACTCGGCATCTGATACCGCGATCTAGCGCTTCATCGTAGAGGTATTTTTCAACGTCGTGCCAGTCCATGGCCTGCACCTGATAAACAGGCTCCGCCCGCTCCCGCAGCGCCGAGAGAGCGATACGCGCCAGCTCCAGTTCGATAGACCACGTGCGCTCTTTGAGAGGCTCTGGGTTATCTGAAAGCATCATATTGGCAAAATCGATGCGCCCATGAGCTGCTGCGATCAACTGTTCTTTGGTGAATGTCATGATTTAGTAGCTCCTGAAACCGTTGCAATCTCGAAGGAACTCGACGATGAAGCCCTTCATCTTTTCGGACTCACTTCCAGACCATCCATTCGGCGGCGTCCACGCTTCAACGAGGGCCGCCATCTTTTTGGCTTTGGCCGGCGTCACATCCAGCGGGTCGTTGGTGTGTTGCTGGTTGACCAGTTTCTCCATGCCAGGAATATCCAGCACCGCAAACCACGTGCCGTTAGCCAGGCCGAGCCCGGCGATTCGCTCGCACGGACGGCGTTTATCGACCAGTTCTACGCTCACGCCTCACCCCCTGTCTCAAGATTGATGCTCGCCGCCGCTTTCAGTTTTGCTGTGTTCATGCGGCACCGCCTTTACGAAGCTCTGCGGCGAACTCCTCAGCATTTAGTGCCGCGTCATTGAAGAAGCAATATGCCCGTACATCACCTTTCTTGCGGCAGAAATCCGCAAACATCTCCACCCCCTGAGCCCGCACTTCGCGCAGGAAGGCGTCGGTGGCGGGGGTTTCTAACTTACGCATCGCCTCATCAACAAGGGTGGTAATTGGTTTGGGGTATTTATTGCCGTCGCCAGTTGATTCATATAGCCCGCGCATTATTGCTTCGTGACTAAATCCTGCTGAGGCAATTGCATTACAGGCTTCGAATGTGTTTTCCGCTAAAACAGCGCGGCTTGATTTCAGCGCCGAATTCTCCGCCGCCAACTGCTCGCACTGCTTCGTCTTTTCGCGCAGCGCTGCTGTGGTCACATCAAGCTGAGTCGCCATCTTGCTCAGCAGCTTCGCGATATCCAGCAGCGGCTCATTGTCGAGGCACTTCGCCAGCTCATGGCCGGCTGCGATTAATTCGTCGTTGTTCATTTCTTCGCTCCCAGCCAGCGGTTGAGGTATTTGTTGTTATTCACAGATCCGAAGCTGTTGCGCTTCATGAGTTCTTCGCGGCTCGGCATCGGCTGAGATTTGACGCGAGCGGCCAGCTCGCTTGGTGTGATAAGCGGGTCATGTGTAATCATCGATTTTTCCTCGCGCCGTCCGTGGCGCACGATTAAACGCGACGCAGGCTGATGTGCTCGCGCTTTGCCATTTGTCGGATAGATTCGTATGAGCGGTTTAACTGGCGGGCGATGACTTTAGGGTGGACGGTGCCAGCCAGTGATTTGATGAGGTTTAACTCGTTAGTAGTCCAGCTGCGGCCCAGCGTCTGCTGATTGCCACGGCGTTTTTTGAATGGCTCGCTCATGGCGGCTACCTGATTAACAGTGATGGCTTGCCGGTCTTCAGTGTCGCGCCAGGAACATTCTTGCCACCCTCCAACAGATGCTTGATAGCCATTTTGTCCGGCTTAATCACCGTGTCGTATTCGACGTATTCAGACGGGAGAAGGGCGCTGTCGGTTATCTCTACTGAACGACAAGGCGCGCGGACTGTTACCTGGTGAATACCGGCCCGAATTGATTTCTTACCGGCAGTTTCGAGTGATGTGGCGATGTAGGCACGGATATTTGCGACCTTGTTTTCAACACTCACCGCGCGCTCGGTCAGGTTCTTTGCCTCATTCCTGAGGCGCTCAGCATACGTCGATTCGTTTTTGCAGATAGCAAGCAGCTGCTCGATTTTATCGGCCAGCTCCCCCTCAATCCCTTCGAGGGTATCTGCCATTGCTTCCGGGTCGATATCGGCATCCATCAGCCTTGCGTAGTCGCTGGCGACCTCATACAGTTTGCTCATTGGCCGCCTCCAGTTTCAGTTTGCATTCTGCGTAGACCGCCTGGACGTTTTGCTGCAATTTCATGCCGGATGTCAGCTTGTACGCCTCGGCAAATTTCCGTTTCAGGTCGTCCATAGTTTCGGACTGAGCCATTTCATCGCAAAGGTCGCTGGCTTTATCAATGACCTCCTGCTGGCGCTTGCGCTCGTCTTCCATGATTTGCTCTTCGGAGTGGTATGGCATTACCGGCTCCTGATGCATCCCTTCATCATCGTTAAGCAGATGAATCGCGTTATCCAGACGCGGAGTTTTAGGCCAGTATTTGTGGGCCCGCTTAACTATCGTCTTGCGCGCCATTTCTTCCCAAAAAGTTTTCCACGGGCCATTCTTGGCCTTGCTGGTAGCTTCCACGGCTTTAATTTCTGCAAGACTCATCTCTTCCGTGAGGTAATCACCATCAGGCGTTTTGACGGTGCAATAACCGCCGACCACTTCGCCGCGGTCGCCGAAAGCGTTGTATTTGTGCGTTGGCGCTTTATCCAGTCCATTGGATTCGTAGGTGTCGTTTGCGCATACCAGTTTGCACTGACCCCATTTAATTGACCCGGACGACTGAGCCAGATGAAGCAGACCCATATAGCTGATGTCGAGGCACACCATGCCGTCACGCGGCACCAGGTACGCCAGCTTGCTTGCCGGGTTCAGCGTGATGCCGATGGCCGCGACATTGATGATGGCGTTCTGCGCGCTGGTAGGGTTGTTGATTGCCGTCTTCGCGAGGAAGTCGTTTTTCTGAAAGAGCTGAATTGCAAACTGGCTTTCCTTTGCCCATGTGACCGTCTGGTCGGTCATAGCGCCGCAAAACAGCGGCTCCTGCTGCTTAACGAAACTGACGATATCGAATGACATTACGCTGCCTCCCTGTGTGAATGCCGCTGCTTAAAGATGCCGATCGCGTACTCGGCGGTAACGCGCTCGGTCAGCGCATCAATCCACCAACCTTCTGAAGCGTCCTGAAAAGCGATGCTATGACCTTCGAGGTAACTGATAGCGTCACCGGTATGCTCATCAGCATCCAGCCCCGCCAGAGCAGAAATAAACGGGTTGGCTTTCTTAGCCAGACGCTCAACTTCATCGCTGATGCGTTCGTTATCCGTCGCGTCCAGAGCGGCGATAATTTGCTCAATTTCTTTAACATCTGTCAGGCTCAGTCTCATTGCTTCTGCTCCTGTTGTTTTGGTGTCTGTTTCATCAAATCTTTCATGAGGCGGGCAAACTGCTCATCCGTCATGTCGCGAGGGTTGAGGGTCTTCATTGCGGCCTCCGGTACCAGGGCATGCTTACCGCTGCCTTCATCTGCTTATTGGCCTGTAGCCACATCCCGGCGTCACCGAGGAAGCGGGCAATAACCGCCTTGCTCTGCGCGGCCATAAGGGCCTGATGGTTTACTGTTTGATTGCCGTACATGTCAGCTCCTTAATTGTTTTGCAGATACCGCGCATGCGGCGGGTGATGAGGTCGAGTAGCGATTCAGAGCAGCCCACAACAGGCCACCCTGCAAAAGCGAACTGTTGCATGGTGTTATCCTTGGTTAATTGGCATAGCGAAAACGCCTCGAATGAAGCGCTGTTGATATGCTGGAATGAAAAAGCCGCGCTCAGGCGGCCTTTGTCAGATCAGTGCTTTTACGATTTCTTCGGCGATTTCTTCCGCGTCGTCTTCGCCATAATTTTCGGCGAGCTTATCTACGAAATCGTCCCAATTATCTTCCAGAAAGTTGCGGACATACGGGGCATAGCAATCTTCAATTTTTTTTGACATGACATTCTCCAGGCGAAAAAAAGCCCTCCGGAGAGGGCAAACAACTTCAGGAAATAATGAGGGTTTCTCCAATAACCAGAACAGGCCTTCGTCTCCTGTCCAGTTATGATGCGGATTGCATCAGATAACCGACTCCATGAATCGGCTATCGGCTGCTATTCAGCACCTTCAGCGAAGTCCTCGATTAGCTCATCCAGACAATCGTCAGTCATGGCATCCATTCCCTGTGCTCGCTGCATGACTTCAATCGCATCGTCTGGTGAGAGGTCAACTGCAACCAGAAACTCAGCAACGGCAAGCTTTGCAACGTAATATTCATTTTCCTGCATGCACTGGCTGAACACTGCGCTTACTGCACTTGTTAACCTGATCATCAGGTCATTGTTATCGCAACCTTCCATTCACTCCTCCTCGCCGATGGCTTTAGCTTGCGAGCATTCATCATCAATGTCGTAAATATCGTGATAGCATTCGTGGCAAAGCTCTTCATTGCCATCGCCGCTGTAAACGGCCACCGCAGCAATCCCTTTGCCGCATACGTCGCATTCGACTTCCTCATCCATATCTCACCTCAGATAAGTGGCTTGCTGCCAAAAAGAAAGGCCGACTATGCGGCCCGTTTTGAAAAAATCCATTTATCCGCGGGCCTGTCTAATACCCAGCCTTCCTTACTAGCTCGCTGCATGCAAAGATTTACTGTTTCGAGTGAGTTAATTCGAGCTTCCAGTGGCAACTGGGAATCTTCAGAACGTAATTGAGCTTCATTTAAAATCTGCAAAAACATTTTCTTATCCATATCTCACCTCAAATTAATGGAATCGATTTGCCGCGCATTTTCTGGTGCGCGTCAATCAAGTGGGTAGGATGGTTAACCGGCTTCTTGTATGCCGGGTTACGCTTGCGTTCGGTTACTTCCGGCTTCTTGTCGCGGAGAGCTACGAGCGAAGTGGCTCGGTCTGCTCTGACGCAACCAGAGAGCTTCTGTTCGATTCTGCGAGCAAGAGAAGCGTCTTGCTGTGCCTGTTCACGCTGAGCCTGCCTGCGAGCTCTGCGGCGGTTTCTGGCGTTATCGTCAGCCAGGATAGTGATGACTACTGTCATGGCGGCACCTAAAGATATTTTGCGTAAATCCGATGACATTCTTTTTCGGCCAGCGTAATTGCCGAATCTAATGTCTCAGCCCTAGGCTCGGTGTTGTTGCCCAATCCAAGAACCTTGAACCCATTCATTGATCTCTCTATTCGAACGCCAAACTCAGATAAGAGGCGGCAGAGGCGATCTTTCTGCTCATTACTGATACGACTAGACATAGGCACCTCCGATGAAACAACTTTGGAATTGATAGTGATTGCAAAGTGGTTTCTGGCCCCTCGAATTGAGGGGCAGAAAGAGCATCTCGCCACCTAATAGGTCGATGCTCGCGACCGGGTCGATAGATTTAATTAATCTCGGTTTTGAAGTTATGCATTCACATAAATCCTCCTGTTGCATGTGCAGCATTGGCTGTGTTTGGCGGCTGCATTTCGCCTGGGAAATTGACTTTGGAGGTGTGCCCACCGGCGCTCTATCCGGCATTCCCGTCTCGGCTTAGCCCAACGTTGAGCAAAGACACACCCCAAAGCCAACTTCTCTTTTGGCCCCGCATTTCGGCGGGACAATCCGTATTTTTAAAGAGCCAGCCACTCAGTTCCTTGTGGCGTTTCAGCGTCCTGCTGATGGCATAACAATACAAAACGTACTGAACATCGTCAATACAAAATGTACTTAAAAAGAGCATAAAAATACGATGTGTATGTTTTCTAATGAAAAATAGTTTTTGCGGGTATTAAAAAACCCGCCGTAGCGGGTTGGGGAATTTTAGAGGCCTTGCCATTTGGCTTCGATAACGACGCCAATTATTCGGCAGTTACCGTCGATGGGGATCATGTGATAGCTGGGGTTAAGTGGTTTCAGGTACTTTTGTCCGGCGTCGACGATGTACTTCTTAAATGTCGCCTCGTTCTCAGAGTCCAGCTTTGCCACCACCAGTCGACCGCTCGTTGCCTCAATGGCCGGGTCTACCAGTATCTGCATCCCTTCTGGAATGCTTAGTCCAGAAGGCGCTGTCATTGAGTCGCCTCTTACCGTCAACCAGAACGATCGCTCGCTGGCATGAGATGTCGTTTCAGGCCATACCTCTACTTCCTGAAGCTGATATGGCTCCACAGCCTCGCACCAATTTCCTGCGCTCACCCAACTAATCAGAGGGAATCTCCTTACTTCCGTATGAGGGCGTGGATTGGAAACGTTGGCCAGATCGTCACTCGGGTAGTCAACCATACCATCAGAGCTCAGAACCAGCTCCTTCAGTCCGAGCTGCTTCATGATTGCCGCTATATCTTCAATGCTTGGCTCGCGGCGGCCATTCAGCCAATGACCTATCGCGCCCTGAGTTTTACCCAGAGCTTCAGCAAGTTTGTCCTGCGTGAGGCCAATCTGTTTCATCCTGGCTTTTGCCAGTTCATTCCACGGTGTTTTCATACGCCGATTATTACGGCTTGTATTGACAGTGACAACGCACAAAATGTATTAATCCTCTTGCGTTCTCTCAGTACGGAATGTATTATTGATGCATGTACCATCCTGAGGAGATAACCGATGAGCAATCTTCGGAAAATCCGGGAAACCATGAAGGTATCCCAAGCCGCACTGGCTGAAAAGGTTGGGTGCACTCAGGGAGCGATTGGACATTACGAATCAGGGCGGCGACATCCGGATTTAAAAATGTGCCGTTCGCTCGTTGAAGCACTCAATAGTTTTGGGGCGAAAGTTCAACTGGACGATGTATTTCCACCTGAATTGAACGCCGCCTAAGCAGTACCGCTCTTTAACAAATCTGGTCGTCATTCCCGCCGAAATGCGGGGATAACTTTAAGTGGCAGACCCCACGGTCTGCGCACGTATCTATCTAAACCACAAAGGAAGAATACCGAATGGAACTTACAAGCACACGCAAGAGAGCCAACGCAATTACCAGCAACATTTTCAACCGCATCGCTATTCGCGGTCAGAGAAATATCGCATCGCAGCTGGGCGTTGATGAGTCGCAAATTACCCGTTGGAAATCCAGCATGATCCCGAAGATGTCGATGCTGTTGGCAATTCTGGAATGGGGAGTTGAAGACGAGGAATTATCGAATCTTGCAAAGCAGGTAGCACTGCTTCTCACAAAAGATAAAGCCCCGATGAGCGGCAACTCATTCGAGGCTTAATAACACTGTGTTACGCCAACACTAATGTGTTTTTCTACAGGAGTAATTATGAGCACTTTATCATTGCATTACAAGCAAAAGGACAGGAACGGCACTGAGACTACGGTAAAGAAAACGTACCTGGTGCCGCTGAGTGAAATCTACATTGAACCAGGTTACAACGTCCGCGAAATTGACCAGCAACACGTCGAAGAATTCCGCGATGCGTTCATCGCCGGTGAGTTCGTGCCTCCGCTGGCAGTCGAAGTAACTGACAAGGGCGTCAAGGTTATCGACGGTCACCATCGCTATTACGGCGCTAGGATGGCTACTGAAGCAGGTCATGAAGTGGTTCGCCTTGAGTGCAAAGATTTCGTTGGCACCGAAGCCGATCGAATTGCCTTCATGGTTACCAGCTCTCAGGGTAAACCTCTGTCTCCGCTGGAGCGCGCCGCAGCCTATCAGCGGCTGGTAAATCAGGGATGGGAAGTTGGTGAGATAGCCAAGAAGGTGAAGCGTTCTGTGGCTGACGTTGATCATCACCTCCAGCTTCTGTCGTGCGGTGATGAGCTGATCGGCATGGTTCGCTCTGGCGAGGTGGCAGCAACTACCGCCGTCGCGCTGGCTCGTGAGCATGGCGCGCAGGCCTCATCAGTGGCAGTTGAGCAGATGAGCAAGGCGAAAGCTGCCGGTAAGAAGAAGCTCACCCGCAGCGCGGCTTTGCCCCAGTTCAATGCGACAAAGGCCCGCGAGTTCATCCAGCTGGTCGCAGATTGCGAATGGGCATTAACTCTCCCGGAAAGTGCAGAGAGAATCCTGACCGAATACCGCGACTGGCTGAAAAGCTCAGGGTGGGAAGACGCATGAAAAATTCACTCAGTCCTGACCAGGACAAATTACACAAAAACATTATTCGTGATCGCTACCTGTCCGGTTTTAAGCAGCCTGGTCGATTCCGGGCTGAGTGGGAACGGGTGAAACAGTTATTCAGAGGTAAAGGTCATGAGTAATCTCGCAACAGTAACTCAGTTAAGGCCTGTAGAGCGGCCTGCGGAGCGTCGTGTGGCAGAAATTGAAGATGGATATACCCGTCTTGCAAATGCCCTGTATGACGAGCTTATCGGCGCAGATTTAACGAAGAACCAGAGCAAGGTTGCTCATGCCATTTGTCGCAAAACATACGGCTTTGGTAAGAAAATGGACCGCATCTCCGACAGCCAATTAGCTCAACTTACCCGGCTGCCAAGACAGAAAGTCAACAAGGCCAAGAATGAGCTGATCGCAATGAAAGTTATCAGGCGTGACGGGCAATTAATCGGGCCGAACAAGGAAATCAGTGAGTGGCAAATCGAAGGGTGTCACTACTCTGGTGATAATGTCACTGCAATGGTGACAAATAGTGTCACCAAAACGGTGACAGCCCTGTCACCAAAACAGGGTCACACAAAAGAAACTATTACAAAAGAAAAGAAAGAAACTACCCAAACCCACGAAGTGGGCTTGTCGGATGTTGTTTCTGAAAAGCCATTAACACCTCGCCAGCTCGGAACAAACCCGAGAGCTACCGGCACCAATCCTCGCTCAAAGCTTCCGGTATTCGACCGTGAGAGACTGAAAGAAACCTGGAACTGCAAAGCCGAAAGATTCGGACTGCCTAAAATCCGCAGCGTCACCACGACGGTGGAGAATGGCATCAAGCGCCTGTGGGTTTCTTACCTGAAGCAGTGCAAGGAGCTGAAGCGGGAGCCGAAGGATATCGACTCGCTTCTGAACGGTTATCTGGAGCACGGCTACCAGCCGACGCCGTGGGCGATGGGTCAGAACCCGGAAGGCAAGCGCTACGGAATTGAGACCGCGCTTCGCCAGGAGAAAATCGACCAGATTTTAGGGGCTGATAGCTGATGGACAGTTACGATTTTGAGTATCAGCTGGTCGGCTCGATGCTCGTGAAAGGCGATCACATCGATTGCCGTGAAGTGGCCGGAAAGCTCCCCGCAGAAGCATTTGAAAATTTCCACCTCCGCACCATGTACCAGTCAATCGTCACCCTCCTGACCAAAGCCGAGCCGGTGGACATGTTCACTGTTCAGGCTGCCGTTCCTGATGGTACGAAAGACCTGGTGATTGAGGTCGGGGCCAAGTGCGTTACGGCTGCCAATATCCGTGGATGGGCTAAGCGTGTGCGCCAGTGCTGGATGCTGCGGCGTGGAATTGCCGAGCTTAACCGGGCGGCCGGGATTCTTGCATCGGCTGGCACGCACGATATCAACGACCGGATTGGCGAGGTGGGAAGCATCCTGTCAAAGCTTCAGTTCGAAACCAACGACAAGTTGCCGCGCCGCATTGCCGACCTGCTGGAAGACTACATGGATGTTCTGGAGAGCCGCATGCAGGGTGAAGAATCCGGACTGTACCTCAAGACCGGCATTCAGGCGCTGGATGACGAGTACGGCGGGTTCGACCGCACTGATTTGATAGTAATCGCCGGACGTCCCGGCATGGGCAAAACCGAGCTCGCCATCAACATCGCGAACTCAATCGGCAGGCAGAAGGGTAAGGGTCTGTTTGTCTCTCTGGAAATGTCCGACATGCAGGTCGTCGAGCGACACGTTGCCGACCGTGCTGGCCTGTCAGTAGGCGCGCTTCGTAACCCGCTGAACATGATTCAGGAGCAGTACACCCGCCTGACAACTGCTACCGGTACGCTAATGGACGAAAACAACTACGTTATCGACGGATCGTTCACCGTAGACGACTGCATTGCCCACGCTGAACGACTGAACTCTGACGGCGGCCTGAGCTTCCTCGCTATCGACTATCTCGGGCTCCTTGAGAAGCCGAAGGCAGAGCGCAACGACATCGCCATCGCCGAAATCACCCGCAAGCTGAAGCAGTTTTGCCTCCGCAACAAGGTGCCGGTAATTCTGCTGTCGCAGCTAAACCGAGGGGTTGAAGGAAGAGCAGATAAGCGACCGACGCTTGCCGACCTCAAAGACTCTGGCGCAATTGAGCAGGATGCTGACGTGATTATCTTCCCGTATCGCGATGAGGTGTATCACGAGAACAGCGACATGAAGGGAATCGCTGAAATCATTATCGGCAAATACCGCTCAGGCGAGCCAAAGACATTCTACATGGGCTGGAAAAACGGTCACTTCGTCAACATCGACCAGCAGGAAGCGGCGATGCAGTACGCCCGCAACGAGAAACAGTCCTCTCAATCTAACGACTGGCGCTAAGCCAACCGAACATCACAAGGATTAACCATGAGCACTATTAGCAATGAGCAAGCAAAAGACCTGCGTAACGCATTTAAATGCTGGCAGCAGGACTATGACCCGGTAGAAGACAAAGAACAGTACGACATGTTTGGCCTCGGCGTTGTGGCGATGGATGAGCTTCTGGCGCTGCGCAAAGAGCGGGAGCGGGCAGAGCCTGCATATTACCTGAATCAGATTGACTATGGTGATGGGGAAGGTTTCGAGCTAAGAGCTTACTTTCGTGAACTTGATGCCATGAAATCTAAAGATGACTTCGGCGGCGTTGTCATCCCCGCCTACACCGCACCGCCCGCGCCCAGTATTGCTGATGACTCTCTGCCGTATGACCCACAGATTGCTGAGTATGAGCAAATGATGGAAGCAGAGCAGGCTCAAGCCGACACCACATCGCAGCAGTTCGAATCTCTGGCAGGTAAGGCTGTTGTACCGGATGGATGGAAACTGGTGCCGGTTGAGCTAACGAAGGAAATGCGCGGAAAGATTCATCCTTTCGCGGAGGCAACCTGTCTTAATTGCGGCCGCCAGGTGGTAGCCGATTGCGAAGACAATGTTACAGCGTCATGGAATGACATGCTCGCGGTAGCACCTGAGCCATGCAAATAACACTCGACGACATCCAGGTAATCTCTGCCTACATCGGCACTCCTCGCTTCATCGACATCGAAACACTCACCAAACGATATCTCTTTACCAGCCAGCTGATCGCCATGGCGGCAATCAGTCGCGCGAGGTATTGAGCGGAGCAATCCCATGAAAACGATACGAGCAAAAATTCTCGCCATCATGAACGTCGGGATGGTTTTAACCACGAACGAAATATCCCGCCGGACAGGTAACACCCTCGAAGCAGTGCGCGTCGTACTTAACCGCATGCAGAAAGACGGCGAGCTAACCGGAACAAGCCAGAAGCCCCGGCGCTGGCGTCTGGTCGACTCCGTTAACCACAGAGCCGAGCTAATCCGCTGCGTGAAATCCTTCGGCGCGCTCACTGCAATTCAGGCCAGCGAGATTACCGGGCTATCTCCGGTGTACTGCATCAACACCCTGCGCGTGCTGGAGATGAACGGCGAGCTGACACGTAAGTATGTCCACACCGAGCTATCGGATGGCCGCAAAACGCGCTGCTACGAGTATTACCCGGCACCTGAACGCAAGCCGATTAACCAGACTGCGCCGATAAGCCCCTTCGCAAAACTCATCACCTCACGAATCGGAGCCTGATATGAGCATCATAATGCTGGTCTTCATAGGCATGTGCTTCATGTTCGCGGCCATCGTTCAGCAGGACGGCCTGATGTTCACAGACGCGCTGATTCTGCTGTGCGGCGCATTCGTATTGGCTAAAGAGGAGAAGCGCCGTGGATAAGAGCAGAGAGCAGTTTGAAGCCGCAATAAAACAAAAGTATGGCGACCTTATCGACCAACGTGTCTGTAAGAACGGCGATGGCGAATACATGGCGTGGGATATGCAGGTCGCATGGTGGGCATGGCAGGCATCCCGCGCAGCGGTGGAAATCGAAATTCCGGAAGTCCTCGATTACTGGCTTGGTCGTGAAGGCTTTGCTGAGTCCATCCGCGCCGCCGGTCTCAAGGTTAAGGGGGAGTGATGACTAAAGAAGAGCAAACAAAGTTCATTATGAACCTGTGCGATCAAATGAGAAGCCGTCAAATCCCTGACCTGATGGAGTTGTGGCGGAAAACTGAGGAAGGATATCGTCGACAGCTAAGCCAGTCTGGATATTCAAATTGCACATCAGCATACAGAACAGGATATAGCCTATACACATATTGAGGCGCATCATGAGGAAACAAACGTTTGAAATCCGCACCCCGCTAGTCCAGCAAAACGCCATCCGCACCATCCAGCAGATTAACCCCGACCCCGAAAGACCTCTCATCGTGACCATTCAGGAAATGACGCGCTCAGTAGAGCAGAACAAGCGTCTTTGGGCCACGCTGCGCGATGTGTCTGAGCAAGTCGTCTGGCATGGCATGAAGCTGGATAGCGAAGACTGGAAGCACATCTTCACCGCGGCTCTCAAAGGCCAGCGCTCAGCACCGGGCATCAAAGGAGGTTTTGTCGTGCTCGGCCAGTCGACCTCAAAGATGCGAGTAAGCGAATTCAGTGAGCTTCTGGAGCTGATTTACGCATTCGGCGCAGAGAGAGACGTCCAGTGGAGCGAGGACGCTCAGGAGGCGATTGAATGGGCAAAACGAACAGGAAGGAAGGTGGCAGCATGACAGACAAATCAAATACGCCAGTTGAGATAAAAGACCTCTGGCAAACTCCGCCGGAAATCTACCGGGCATTGCGCAGTGAATTTCCGTTTTTCCTCGATGCGGCTGCCAGCCAGAGCAATGCGCTTTGCACCAGGTTCATTGATGAAAAGGAAAACACTCTCGAAGCGAATTGGCTATCGAAAATGCCGATTGGAGTTGGACGGGCTTACGCATGGCTTAACCCACCATACAGCGCGCCCATGCCTTTCGTTAAGAAGGCAGCGCAGGAGAATGCAGATCACAGTGTTGGCTGTGTGATGCTTCTACCGGCTGATACCTCTGTCCAGTGGTTCAAAGAGGCAATCAGGACAGCGCATGAAGTCAGATTCATTACTGGCGGGCGGCTCTCATTTCTGAACGCAAGCACAGGAAAGCCGGCAGAAGGAAACCCCAAAGGTTCAATGCTCATCATCTGGCATCCATGGCCGCGAGCTGGCGAATGTCGGATGACGACCGTCGAGCGCGATGAGCTTATGGCGTATGGCAGAAAATGCCTGGAGGCGCTGAAATGCGAAAACGGAAAAGCAGCCTAGTCGCTGTAATGGAAAACTGCATATTCATCGTCCGACCCCGCCGCAAGAAGAAACCTGAATTACCTCCCTCTCAAATCCCAACTTTCGCGTATACGGCCCACCTGGCTGATGTCCGGTGGCTGCGTCAACGCGCCAGGAGGAAACATGACAGCTGAATATGAGTACGCAGAGCGCTTCGCCGATTTGATGGAAGACATGCAAGGTGATGGCGTGGACGCCATGAACATCCCGATGAATTACCTCATGGGCTTCGTCGAGCAGATGAGCGAGGGCGAAGAGGGCAAGGGAATCACCTGGCAACTGGAAGACAAAGAACTGGTTATCACCATTGAGCCAGTAGACGGCACAAACACAGCGAGGCTGCACTGATGGACTATTCACAGTTAAGTGATTTCGAAATTAACTGCCGTGTTGCAATAGCTCTTGGCATGAAAGAGCATTTTTTCATGAATGCGGAAGGGGCAGATAATTTTGACGAGGAAGTACCATTAACTGATCGCGGACCAATCTGGCAGACACCAAAGTACCATGTTGTCACATACAGGCCATCAAACGGCGAGTGCTTCAATCCCTGCAACAACGCCGCCGACGCATGGCCGATTATTGTTAAAAACCGAATCAGCATCATTAACCTCGATGAAGACGAATGGGGCGCTCGTGGAGTTGCTGACCGTAATTCTAAGCGAGCTATACATGAGAACTCCCTCCGTGCCGCCATGATCGTCTTCCTCATGATGCAGGAAAGCCAACATGCTTAACCCCACCCAAACCCAAACCTACGAGCAGCAGAGCATAGCCAGAGCTCTCTGCGCAGGATGCAGTAAGCAACTGGAGCCGGATGAAATATACGCATGCGGCGAGTGCATCAACGAATGGCTCGTGTATCGAGACCCGAACGGAGATATCGCAAATGACGATATTCAGGAGCAATAAATGGCTTCAGGCAGTCAGGGAAATAGATTGCTGCGTTCTGTGTGGCCGGTATGGAGTTCAGGCTGCGCACCGAAATGAAGGGAAGGGAATCGGTCTGAAGGTCGACGACAGTTTAACAGCGGCGCTATGCCCGTCATGCCATGAGCGCATCGACAACGGCAAAGACCTCAGCCGGGAAGAAAGGCGATCTGAAATGGACCGCGCTATCGTCCTTACGCTGCAAAAGCTAACGAGAGAAGGGAGGGTAACGGTGCGATGAATCAATACCGAATAGTCCTTCCATGGCCGCCATCGGTGAACAAGTACTGGAGACACTCAAGAGGCATCCACTACATCAGCGATTGGGGTAAGCGATACCGACGAGAAGTAATCGAAATAATTCAGCAGCACAAGCTAGATATCAAAATCCAACCCCGCATCAGAATCACCATCCACGCAGCACCTCCCGATAACCGCAAACGCGATTTGGACAATCTACCCAAAGCCGTTTTTGACGCACTCACCAGTGCGGGCTTCTGGCTGGATGACGGTCAGGTAGACGATATGCGCATCAAGCGCTGTCAGGCGGTTAAAGGCGGAATGCTTGTTTTGGTGGTGACCGAGCTGGGCGGGAAGCTACCCGATATAGCCGAGTTAATGGAGGCCGCATGATTATCGTTCAGACCGTTCCTCGCTTACTTCAGGAATGTAACGGATGCCTCAGTGAGGTAGCCCGTAAGCTTTCATGCCATCGCGATACCGTCAGAAAGTACATCGGTGACACTAACGCCCAGCGTCACGCAGTGATTAATGGCGTGCTGATGACCAGCGCCCGCTCGCATGAGGAGACTTCATCGTGACCACAGTAACCAATATCTCATTAGCGCAGCAGCGCCAGAAGGACAGGGAAATGCTTGAGGCTGTTGAGTGGCAGCTTAACAACGTTCACGAGACCGAGCGGCGCTTAAAGGAAATGCGTAAGGAGTTGGAAAACAGGCTCGGCATCAACAAACCAGAGGGAGGCGATGCAGCATGAGGCTCGAAAGCACGATTAAGTTTCACTCACCTAAGTCACCGCAGTTGACAGACTCACCCAGAGCAACAGCTTCTGAGGCGTTAACGGGTACGGATGTGATGGCGGCATTCGGCATGGTTCAGAGTCGTGCATCGCTCGGGTTCAGTGCTTTCAGCGGCAAGATGAACCTGAGCGACAACGACAAAAGGAAAGCAATCCAGTTATTGACACAGCATGGAATGAAGCACTGCGACAGGGTGGCAGCCCTGCGCAAACTTGAGACCAATGTTAAAGGTAAGGTTGTGCAAACGCTCGCAATTTTCGCTTACCAGGATTACTGCCGCTCAGCAGCAAGCCATGTAACGTGCCCTTGCTGCAAAGGCCATGGCGTGCTTAGAAAAAATGAGATGGTCGTTAAACACCCTGGCTGTGGAAAGAATACGCCTCCAAAGATGGCTAAGGAGGTAGTGGAAACACTCTGCACTAAATGCAAGGGCGCAGGAGTCATTTCCACTTCCTGCGTTAAATGCCGCGGGCGTGGCGTCGCCATGGACAGAAAGAAGACTGAGGAGCAGGGCGTGCCGGTTATGAGTTCCTGCAAGCAATGCTCAGGGCGCGGGTATGAAAGATTGCCAGCATCCGCATGTTACAGAGCAATCTGTCAATTTACCGACGCTATCTCTGCTGGCGTGTGGGATAAGGCAGTAAAGCCATTCTATGAGTCATTAATTCTGGAACTCGAAAAGGAGGAATCAGCAGCAGATGCTATTTTGTCGAAAGTTACCGGCAAAGTTTGATTCCGGTAACGATTGCATCTTGCAAAATGACGAAAGCTAGAATATCATAAGCCTAACACTACAAATCCGCCTGAATGTTACGGTGGTTTTTATGGAAGCCCTGAGTTAATCGCTCGGGGCTTTTTTATTACCACAACAGGTAAGAGCATTGACGAGAGTCGATTGGAAAGGCGGGCAGCAACAACGTGCCGAAGTGGGTTCAACTCCCACCGCCAGTGCTCTCACCGTTGTGGTGAATGCGCAGGCTGATGCGCGGAAAGAAATGCCCCATTGGTACACGAGGCGAGTTCACCAGACGGGTAAAGCCGCTTGCCGCCGGGACCGATAAGCCGGAGTTCAGCACCGGCCACCACAAACAAATCACTCCAAATATTTAAGGCTCGCTTCGGCGGGCTTTTTTCGTATTAGGCCGCAGGCAATCAATCACAGATGAACCCTCGCATCCGATGCCTTCCTGGCCTTTCCTAACTACACCACAGCCGACCACGGTCGGAGAGCTCAATATGGCAATGGAGTTTCTTACCAAAGAGTTTTTTATCGGCGCTGGTAGCTCTGTTGCCACAGCTCTGGCTGGCGCGATGGCGTTCAGTCGTTATTGGGTTAGCAACAGAGCCCGGAACGCTAACGACACACAACAAATCGACATGCTCGACAGGCAGGAGCGTGGTCTCGACAGGCTTGAAAGAGAGAATCAGGAGCTGCGTAAGCTTCTGCGTGAGCGGGATGAAGAGATACGCAAGTATTTTGAAGAGTTAGCCCGTTCCAACGCTCGCCTTGAAGTTATCGAAAATCAGCTTTCCTTCGTTAAGCAGCAGAATGACCGCCTCACTGAAGAGGTGAAAAACCTAACCGAATCCAATCAAAGCCTGGCGGCGGAAGTCACGCTTTTGCGCGCAGCGCTGGGAGCACAGAAATGACAGGAACAGCTAATCAGATCCCGGAGCAGGAGTCTAGAAACCTGCTGAGGCGAAGCCTACCATGGCTGATAGTGATTGTTACTGCCGTCGGCATTTTTTTTGGTGGGGTTACATCTGGTTATTTCATGTTTCGCGCAGAGAGTTTGCAGCGAACAGAAAAACGCGATCGGACAGTAAACGAAATCAAGCAGAAGCTCGACAGCCTTCCACAACAGACCGCTGACAAGACAGCGGACAAAGTGAAGCAGGTCGTTCAGGAGGATGAAGATAAATGAGGCAGATTATCCAGATCCTGAATTACGAAGAAGGCTATCGTGAAAAGCCGTACATCGATACTGAGGGATACCCAACAGTGGCATGTGGCATCAAGATTGGCCCGAAAGGTGCCCAGGTCAGTAACTACACGTTCACAGTTCCTCGTGCTGTAGGCGACGTATGGCTTCAGGTATTCGTTGATAACGTTATCAAGGAATGCCGAAACAATCCTGCCATTAACAGCGCACTACAGGCATGCAATCCGGCCCGCGAAGATATCCTTTACTCCATGGCGTATCAGATGGGCGTTGCCGGTCTCGCGGGGTTCAAAAACACGCTGGCGATGATTGCTAACGGTGATTTCGACGGTGCAGCCTCTGGAATGCTGAATAGCAGATGGGCAAAGCAGACCCCAAACCGGGCCCGTCGTCACGCTGATGTTATGCGCACCGGTACTTACGACATATACAAAGGCATCATCTGATGGACGCGTTCAGCATGCTTCGCGGCGCAAGCGGCAACATCTCTTTTAGCCGCACGCAGGCCGCCATAGCGTTTCTGGTTTGCTGCGGTGTAGTGAGCTGGCAGGCATACAAGGGAACTCTCTCCGATGTCACTTTCGGCCTTTTCTTTGGCTTTGCCACTGCCGGTTACATCGGTGCCAAATCCATTGCTGCCAATAAAGACATCAAAGAGCAGCAAATCGACAAAGGCATTCCGCCGGAGGATAAACCATGAGCATTGAATTCATCCTTGGCATTGTTGGTGCGGTCGCCATGGCTATCGCCGCGGCTTTTGGCATTGGGCGCTCGAAAGGGAAGTCGAAAGCAGAGCAGAAAGCTGTCGAACGAGAAACCGAGATTAAGCTGGAAGCCGAAAAGGCTGTAGCCAACCGCCAGACCACAACCGCCAAAGAGGCATCTGATGTTAAAGACACTGTTTCCCGCATGCCTGGCAGCGCTGTTGACGACGAGCTGCGCTCAGAGTGGCTCAACAAGAGTTGAGGTGATCGATACCGCCTGCACATGGGTAAAACCGATCTTGGTAACGGAAGCTGACATCCTCTCCATGGATGATCGCACCAAGCGCGCCATTCTTGCCCACAACAAAAGCTGGAAAGCCAACTGCGGAACGGAAGCCACTAAATGAGCGGTTATTCCATTTACAACATCATCTCCGGCGGCTGTATCGGCGCGCTAATCATGACGCTGTTCATGTGGCGGCAGGAGAAAAGGCACAGATCAGAGCTAACTCGCATCCGCGAGGAGCAAATCAAATCTCAGCAGCAGGTTATCGCCGAGATTAAGTCCATCTACCGCAATGCCAAAGGGTAACTGGACAAACCCCAAGAAGATTCACCATCAGCAACAAAGCAATATCGGCCTCGCTAGTGCGGGGCTTTTTATGTCCGCAGTAAAACGCGCGTCGCAGCGCATAACATTCCCGAGTCTTTCAGAAAGCTGAGCCTGAGAACTGCCGTATATGGTGGCGACCATCTCGGGGCGGCTTTTCTGTGCGAACAGGCTCAACTTTCTAAAAGGTAATCGCTATGCAATTAGTTGAAATAAAAAAACTAGACCTGGTCACCAACTCGGCTGTAATCGCGAGTGGTGTTATGAAAGATCACAAGCCAGTGATTCAACTCATCAGGAAGTACAAAAGCGACCTCGAAGAGTTCGGAAGGGTGGAATTTGAAATGCGACCCTTTCAAACGGATGGGGGTATGCAAAAGCAGGAAATTGCACTGCTAAACGAACAGCAAACCACTTTGCTCATCACCTACATGCGAAACAACGAAGTTGTCCGGGCATTCAAGAAACGCCTGGTCTCTGAATTCTTCGCGATGCGTGGCGAGTTGGCTAAGAAGAAGATGGACCGCAACGCCGCCCGCCTTGAATACAAGCCAATGACCGACGCTATTAAGCATGAACGTGAATCTCAGGGTAAGCAGATCGCGCCTCATCACTTCAGTAACGAGGCTGACCTGATTAACCGCATCGCTCTCGGCATGACCTCTGCTAAATTCCGAGTGCATCACGAAATAGGTAAGAAAGAGCCTATTCGGGATTACCTGACGCCAGAGCAGATTCACTGCATCACCGAATTACAGCGAGCGAACACGGTATTCATCACCATGGGATGGGATTTCGAGCAAAGGAAGGCGAGTTTGACCGGCCTGTTCGAGCGCAATCACCGACAGCCTCTGATTGAAGAGCAGCACAAGCTGGCAGCCTAAGAAGAGGTGAGAGTCTCTTTCACAACGGCTTTCATCACAAGGCGCATTTACGAGTGCGCCTGATGATGGTTGTCACTCCAACGATGCATCGCATCCCAATAACCAGGAAAACAAAATGACCAAACGCGCAATGTCCACCGGCGGCTACCCAATCGAGGTTATGACGCCTGGCGATACAGTAACTATCCCGGCAGCAACAACGACCACTATCGGTGGCGTAAAGAAAATGACTACTCAGGCCAACAGCACCGCAACAGACGTCGCAGGTGTGGTGACTGACCTGAACGCGCTCATCTCCAAGCTGAAAACTGCGGGAATGATGTAAGGAGCAACCATGGCTAGGCCAACCAAGTACCAGAAGGCGTATGCCGAGCAGGCTCGCAAGCTGTGCATGCTTGGCTACACCGACGCTCAATTAGCTGACTTCTTCGAAGTAGCAGAGGCGACAATCAATACGTGGAAGAAAGAGTATCCAGAGTTTCTGGAGTCCGTAAAAAAGGGGAAAGACTTTGTTGATGCAGAAATTGTCGACAGCCTTTTCCAGAGAGCTAAGGGATATGTAGCTCCGGACACCGATATCCGCGTCATTGATAACCAGATAGTAAAAACCGAAATCACAAAGCACTACCCTCCAGATACCGCTGCTGCCATTTTCTGGCTCAAGAATAGACAGAAAAAAGACTGGCGAGACAAAATCGACCACGCTATCGAAGGTGCAAATGGTGGCCCGGTTGAAGTCGTCAATTACACAGCAGCAGATTACGCAGCAGCTCAGGCAGCCATGGAGGAGAAACTAAAGGGCCTGGACTGATATGAGCGAAATCATCGAATGGGAAGATTTGTCATTTCCTGAACGTGTCATTATTCGTTCAAAGTCCACCAGGTCGTTTCTCAACTTCACACGGTTATGGTTCGAGTTGATTCAGGGCGATCGCTTGTTGGTCAACTGGCATCACCGACTGATGGCGTCAAAAATTGATGACCTGATAGCCGGACGCCTGCAGCCGCGAAACCTGATTATCAACATCCCGCCGGGCGGTACGAAGACAGAGTTCTTCTCCATCCATTTTCCTGCATACGTCAACGCACTGGTGCAGGAAGGCAAGCTAAAGCGCTTTCGCAACCTGAATATCTCTTTTGCTGACACGCTGGTTAAGCGCAACTCACGACGCACCAGAGACATCATTGCCAGCAAAGAGTACCAGGAGTTTTGGCCTTGCTCCTTCGGTGTCAACCAGGCTGAAGAGTGGGAGATAAAGGACGAGCGCGGGCGCTCAATCGGGCAGACGGTATCGCGTTCCAGTAACGGACAAATTACCGGCGGGCGTGGCGGCTACTTCGGTCCTGAGTTCTCCGGCATGGTTATGCTGGACGACTACAACAAGCCGGTCGACATGCTCAGCGAGACCAAGCGGAACAGCGCGAACACCTTGCTGGTAAACACTATCCGCTCGCGCCGTGGCGATAAGTCGAAAGACCATCCGACGCCATTTGTCAGTATTCAACAGCGGCTACACACCGATGATGCTACCGGATTTATGCTCTCCGGAGGAATGGGTGTGGACTTCCATCATGTCGCTATCCCGGCGCTGATTGATGAGAAATATATAGAGTCACTTGCCGATCCGTGGCGATCGCTGTGCTGGGAGACGGTCAAAGACACCGAATCGGTAGAGGTTTCCGGCACCCGATACTGGTCGTACTGGCCGCAGATGGAGGACGTAAACGACCTCGTCGCCCTTTGGGAGCGAGACCGATACACATTCCTCTCTCAGTACCAGCAGAACCCAATGGCGCTGACCGGCGGAATTATAGAAACCGACTGGTTTCAGACCTACACCACGCTGCCTAAGCTCACGCACCGCGCCGTATATGTGGATACAAATAGCGGCAAAGTCGAGGACTGGCTGGATTACACAGTTTTCACACTGGCTGGAATGGGTGTGGACGGCAACCTCTACATCATTGATGTAGTTCGTGGGCGATGGGACCCAGAAGACCTGCTTAAGAAAGCGGAAGAAGTCTGGACCAAGTGGAACGCAAGCGGATCGCTTCGCATCATGCCCATGCGTCACATGGCAATCGAAGAGAAACAGGCAGGTCAGGGCCTGATTACCACGCTCAAAAAGCGCAACAGCATACCTGTTAAGGAAATCCCTCGCGGCGCTGGTCAGAACAAGCTTGTCCGCTGCCTGAATGTCATTCCTCAGATTAAGACTGGCAAGGTCTATGTGCCGGCAACGCATGACGCCAATGGAGCTGCGATTATCCACACCTATTACGAAGACGGGTCTGTTGCAGGCACCACCTCATGGGTGCTTACGGCAATGACCGAGTGCGCAGCGTTCTCTGCGGATGACAGCCACGACAATGACGACATCCTTGATACCTGGATGGATGCCATTGACGACAACCTCATTTCCGGTCGCCAGCCGATGGTCATCGACCCGAGCCAACTCAGGAGAATTTAAGTGTGGCCGTTTAAAAAGAAACAAGTCGCCGCGCCTGAGCCGGTGAAAGAGCCTGAAAAGGCGCAGATGAAAATTAGGGCTGAATCGGTAGCTGAAATCACACCGAAGCCGCCGAGAGAGTTCTCGCAGTACGTGCCGCCAAAAGGCGTTATCCCCGAGGGCATCGAGAAGGGGATTCTCGCCATGGACTCAACACCGTATGACGCTCTCAACGGCGCTTATGCGGGATACACCTACGGCTACCCTGACAGCTTCCCCGGCTATCCGTATCTCGCCACGCTGGCGCAGAAGCCGGAATATCGCAAGATGGTCGGCACCATTGCGGAAGAGATGACCCGTAAGTGGGTGAAACTCAAGACGGTTGGTGATGACGACAAGGCCGAGCGCGTTCGCCAGCTCTATGCAGCGATGGAGAAATTCCGCGTTAAGGAGAAATTCCGAGAGGCTGCAGAGCACGACGGATACTTCGGTGGCGGCCAGATTTACATCGACGTGAAGACGGCAAAAGGGGCGTCAGCCTGGACAGATGCCGTGGAGCTGCAGTCGAAACTGTTTATCTCCGACAAGAAGATAACCAAGGGATCGCTTATTGGTTTCTCGGTGATTGAGCCCGTCTGGACATATCCGGGCGTCTACAACACTGATAACCCGATGAGCCCCGATTTCTACAAGCCTACCGAATGGTTTGTGATGGCGAAGACAGTAAATGCAAGCCGCATGCTGGACTTCGTTTCCCGGCAGGTGCCAGACCTTCTGAAAGCGGCCTACAACTTCCGCGGGCTAAGCCTGACGCAAATGGCAGAGCCTTACGTGAACAACTGGCTTCGCACGCGTGACAGTGTCAGCGACATGATTCACTCATTCAGCATCCCGGTCATCGGCACGAACATGAGCACGGTCTTGCAGGGCGGCGGGGCTGAAAGTCTGCTTTATCGTCTGCAGATGTTAAATCAGTGCCGCGAAAACCGTGGCGCTTTTGCGAAAGACAACAGCCCGGAAGCGCCGGAAACGGTAGAATTCGTCAATGCGCCGCTAGGCGGGCTTGATGCTCTCCAGGCGCAGGCGCAAGAGCAGATGGCTGCGGTTTCCAGTATCCCACTGGTCAAGCTGCTTGGTATCTCTCCTGCTGGCCTCAACGCCTCATCTGAGGGCGAGATTCGCGTATTCTACGACTACATTCACGCCCTGCAGCAATCCATCTTCAAAGATAACCTCAAGCGGGTGCTGGACATCATTCAACTCTCTGAGTTTGGCGACATAGACCCGGACATCTATTTCGAGTTCGAGCCGCTTTACGAGATGAGTGAGAAAGAGCGCGCAGAGATTCGCAAGATGGATGCTGATACTGATGCTGTTTATGTCGCGACCGGATCGCTAACCAATAACGAGGTTAGGGAGAAGATTGCCGCCGACCCTGACAGCCCTTACCACTCACTGGACCTGAGCGATGACATCGAAATCGAAGAAGAAGTCGACGACATCGACAACGAGGACGACCCGCCCGATACGGCCTAACGCTGGCGTAGAGGCGTGGTATCGGCGACAGCTTGATAAGCAGGTCAGAGAGATGCAGAAGTCCGTTGTCTACTGGCTAACCGCAAACTACAAGGCGAGCGGCGCAGCAGTGGCAATGGACGCGTCTCCCGCTGTGGTCATGCGTGATGCTGTCAGAAAGCTCGCGAAGCGTTGGACAAAGCAATTCGACGGTATCGCTCAGAAACTGGCAGAGAGGTTTGCTGGAGACACGATGAAGAATTCTGACGTATCGCTGCGTAACGCTCTCGACGCTGCCGGATTGACCGTTGAGTTCAAAATGACTGCGCCGATGAACAATGCGCTGCAGGCAACCATCGCCGAAAACGTCGGGCTCATCCGCTCCATCCCGGAGAAGTACTTCACGGAGGTTGAGGGGATGGTCATGCGCTCTGTTGCGCGTGGTCGAGACCTGAAAACTCTTACTGATGAGCTGCAAAATCGATACGGGATAACCCTCCGTCGAGCGGCTCTCATAGCCAGAGACCAGAACAACAAGGCGACATCAGTCATGCAGGCGGCAAGGCAGCAATCACTCGGCATTACTGAGGGCATCTGGCGGCACTCTCACGCAGGCAAAGAGCCACGGCAATCACACGTTAAAGCTGACGGGCAGAAATTTGACCTGTCAAAAGGGCTTTATCTGGACGGCAAGTGGACAATGCCGGGGGAGGAAATCAACTGTCGATGCACCTGGTCCCCGATAATTCCGGGACTGGATATTAAGTGATAAAATAATATTTGCGGTGTAACTCAATCGGTAGAGTAATACATCAACGCGGCCTTGCCATGCTGGCCGTGGGAGGTGGAGTCAAGATGTTGAATGTCCAGCTCTGGTGTGGGTTCGAGTCCCATCACTGCAATCAACAAAGGTGAAGGTTGCCCATGGAAATTCCGAAACAATGGCGATGGTGCAATCAGAAGCGCCACTTGGTCGCTGAGATAAACGATGGCGACACTGAATTGGTAGTCTACAAATATTGGCTCAGAACAAGGCAGATGTGGTGCTACAAAACCGATACAAGAGAAATGATTGAATACGAGCTTGAGTTAATTGCTCGAGACAAAGAATAGGTCGCTCAGGCGGCCTTTTTTATTGCCTGAAATCTGAGAAAAACGATGAAAGCAACTGAACGGTTGGCATTTGACCGCGCCTCCGTGCGCAAACTCGATGATGTCGGCAGGCTTCAGGTGGCGGTTAGCAACATCAGTAAAGCGAATGTCTGTCCCTACTACGGGCGAGAAATTCCTGGGTGGGAAGAGTTAGGACTTGAGCCCGACAAAATCTACCAGCTTTACCGCGACCCGGAAGAGTTAAAGAAAGCAGCTCACACCTTCAACAACATCCCGATCCTATGCATTCACACTCCCGACTTCCCCGGCGACCCGCCGCGAGAGTATCGGGTGGGCTCAACGCATTCGAGTGCCGCATTTAACGGCAAGTACCTGACAAACGGCCTGTCCATCTGGGACAACTCGGCTATCGCAGGTATCGAGACTGAAGAGCAGAAAGAATTGTCGTCGTCGTATCAGTACGTCGCCGACATGACCCCCGGCGAATCACCAGACGGCGAAGCATATGACGGCGTCATGCGTGACATTGTCGGAAATCACGTTGCACTGGTCGAAACCGGCCGCGCAGGTCCCGACGTTGTAGTCGGGGATTCACTCCCACTGGAGCTTAAATACATGAAGTTAGACCGCAAAGGCGTCGCCATCCGTGCTGCGCTGGGAGCGTATCTGAAGCCGCGTCTGGCTCAGGATGCCGCACCCAAAGAACTGACCGCCATCCTGAACGCAAACAAATCGCCTAAGGCGATCGCACAGGCAGTGGCGAAACTCTGCAAGCCGCGTCTCGCAGCTGACATGGAAATCGAACCGGAAGAGCTGGTCGAAATCATCGAAGCGTCCGAGCAAACCGTTGAGCCGGAAGAAGAGCAGAAGGTCGCCGGCGACAGCGACGAAGAGGCCATCATCTCTTTGCTGCGCGAAGCAGGTGTATCAGAAGACATCATCGCCAAAATCGCCGCGTCTCTCGCGCCTTCTGCCGCAATGGATGAAGACAGCGAAGATAAAGACGACAAGAAAGAGAAAGACAAAGTGGACAAACCTGCAATGGATGCCGCCATCCGCTTGGCTGCCGATGCAGCTACCAAAAAAGCCGCAGAAAACTTCCGCGCCGTGCGTGAAGCAGAGCAGGCTGTGCGCCCGCTGATTGGCGACGTGGTAGCAATGGACTCCGCTGAAGATGTCTATCGCACCGCCCTTGAGCAGTCTGGCGTAGATATCGATGGCGTTCACCCGTCCGCATTCCCGTCACTCGTCAAAATGGCCATCAGCCAGAAAGACAACAAGCGCCCTGTAATTGCGCAGGATTCCGACTCTATCAGCGAATTCGAGAAAGCCTTCCCGACCGCTGGCAAACTCAAACGAGGGTTCTAAGATGCCTGGTTTTCAGAGTGTAATTAATCAATATCCGGCCCCTGGCGTCGAAGGTGGATTTGCAAGTACCAACCCTCACGCTACCTTCCTGGCTGGCGAAGCTGCGCTGGTTGCAGGCACTGGCGGCCTGACCATTGGTCGCTTTGCATGGGCGGTTAACGGCGTGGCCACCAACACTGGCACCGGCGCACCGTCAGGTTTTGTTCACCGTGACGGTCAGGCGGTTATCACGGAGTGGCTCGGCGCTTCCTCCAACGTCATCCAGGTCGGGCGCGAAGTCACGCTGATGGTTGCTGGCGACTTCTGGGCACGCACAGCAACCGCCGCGACTCGCGGCCAGAAAATCTTCGCTGTACTGGCTGACGGCACCATTAAAACCGGCGCGGCAGGAGCCACCATTTCCGGCGCAGTCGAAACGCCTTTCTACGCTGGTAGCGCTTGCGATGCAGGCGAACTGGTCAAAATCAGCACCTGGAGCAAGTAATGAACGAATTTCAGAAACACTATGCCGCGGCAAGCGGTAAATACGGCATCGTGCTGCCGGGCGCAAAAGAATACCTGAAGCCAGAATTTGCGGAGAACTTCTCCCTGGCGATGGATGCGCAGCCAACCATGGTTACCACTGGTAGCGCAGGTATCCCGGCGTACTTCACCAACTATGTCGACCCGGAGCTGATCCGCATCCTGGTCACCCCGATGAAGGCCGCGCAAATCATCGGCGAAGTGAAAAAGGGCGACTGGACCACTCTGACCGCACAATTCCCGGTTGTGGAAAGTGCAGGTGAAACCAGCTCCTACGGTGACTTCAACAACAACGGCATGACCGCTGCAAACGTCAACTGGGTGCCTCGCCAGTCCTACCACTACCAGACTCACACCCGCTGGGGTGAGCGTGAGCTGGATATGTACGGCGCAGCGCGTATTGGCTACGCGGCCGAGCTCAATGTGGCTTCTGCTCTGGTGCTGAACAAGTTCCAGAACAAATCCTACTTCTACGGCATTCAGGGCCTGCAGAACTACGGCCTGCTGAACGACCCGTCTCTGCCTGCACCTATCACGCCGAATGCAACCGGCGCGAGCGGCGCTGTGACGTGGTCATCCAAAGACGGTCAGGCCGTATACGACGATATCGCCAAGCTTTACGGCCAACTGGTCGCACAGACCAAAGGCCTCATTGAGCGCGATTCCCCGATGACGCTGGCGATGTCGCCGACGGCGGAAGTGAATCTGACCAAGACCAACATGTACAACGTGAACGTGTCGGATCTGCTGAAGAAAAACTTCCCGAACCTGCGTATCGAGACTGCGGTCGAGTACTCCACCGATGCCGGCGAAATGGTGCAGCTCATTGCCGACAAGCTCGGGGAAACAGACACCGCTTATGCTGCGTTCACTGAGAAAATGCGCGCGCATGCCGTGGTGGTCGAGGAGTCCAGTTGGAAGCAGAAAAAATCAGGCGGCACCTGGGGTGCAATCATTCGTCAACCTCTGGCTATCGCCAGCATGATCGGGGTGTAAAACATGGCAGAAACTATCGTTGTAGGCTGCAAACTTCCTAACGGCCTGGTTGTTGAGCAGGACGGCCACACCGTGACGCTTAACGGCGCTAACTCTTCAAATGTCGTTGGCGGTTACGGCCTCACTGAGGGTGTCGACAAAGACGCCTTTGAAAAGTGGATGGAAGTTCACAAAAACCAGCCGTACGTCAAAAACGAGCTCGTATTCGCGCAGGCAAAAGCCAATAGCGCGCAATCCAAAGCCAACGAAAATGCCAGCGTTAAGTCTGGTCTGGAAGGCCTGCCGCAGGACAAGCCTGCACCGGGCATCGAGAAAGCGGACGGTAAATAATCATGGCGATCGTTGTTTTCGACATTGAAGCATTCCGCGAGCGTTATCCGGAATTCAACTCGGTAAGTGACGCGCTGCTAAATGCGTATTTCGTTGAGGCAACGGTCTACCTTGATAACACTGACTGCAGTCCGGTAACCGATGCTGCGGTCAGGTCTGTCTATTTGAATATGCTGGTTGCTCATCTTGCTGCCATTAACAGCGGCACAGGTGGGCAGGCAGCCTCCGGGTTGGTTGGGCGGGTAACGAGCGCCTCCGAAGGCTCCGTGTCTGTCTCGGTTGATGCGGGGCCATCCAGTGCGTCGTCCTGGTGGTATCTTCAAACGCCTTACGGGGCAGCCTACTGGCAGTCCACTGCACAGTATCGGACGTTTCGTTACCTGCCCGGCGCCTCTCCTTCTCAATATCCGTCGCATTACTTCCGCAGGGGTTTCTACAGGAGATAGCCATGGCATCAGGTAAAGGCCCAGTGGACGAAAAACTGTCAGAGGTGGCCGGTCTGTTTGGGCGGCCAATGGTGTTGAAAGTCGGTTTTCTGAGTGGGGCAACCTACCCGGATGGCACACCAGTGCCGCTGGTCGCCGCGGCTAACGAATTTGGCAACCCCTCAAATAATCAGCCACCCCGTCCTTTCTTCCGCAACGCAATAGCCAATCATGAGAATGAGTGGTCAGAGGTGGCGGGTAAGCTTGCCGAGGGTGGCCAGGTCGACACGGAAACGTTACTCGGCCTGCTGGGAGAGAAGATTAAAAGCGACATTCAGGAAGAGATTAGAACGCTTCTGGAACCTCCTCTTTCCCCTGCGACGATTAAGAGGAAGGGCTTCAGTAAGCCTCTTATCGATACTTCACACATGCTGAACAGCGTCGATTACGAAATATCGGAGGGAGAATGAATCTTCGCGGGATAGCCAACAGAGCAACCTCTTCGATAAACCCGAATATTGCAGCAACCCTGCGCCGATACATTGGCGAAACGATTGGGCCCGGCAGAAAGCCATCACCTCAATATGCCCCTGATGAACAGGTTTTTCTTCAGCTTCAGCCGCTCAGCAAAGGCGATATTCAGCATGTAGACGGCCTGAATATTCAGGGCCTGGCTAAGTCTGTCCATATCAATGGCAATTTTTACAGCGCCAACCGAACGCTGGATAAGGGTGGAGACATCTTCATCATCGACGGCAGAACATGGCTTGTTGTTGAGCCGCTAGAGCTATGGCCTGACTGGTGCCGGCTGCTGGTTGTGCTGCAGGTGGATACATGAATGACTACACGATAGACAACATCATCGACACGCTGGCGGACTTTATCGAACCCGTCGCAGGGCCTTGCCAGCAGGCTCAGGCTAACCGAGTTCCGATGCCTAAGGGTCAATTCTGCATCCTTACTCCGCTAAGATTTACCAGGCTGTCAACCACTCGCGATATCAAACAGGACACCGGTTCTCCTTCATCCAGCGCGATGGGGTACACGGAGGTCAGGCAGGCGGATATTCAGGTTGATATCTACGGGGATAACGCAGGAGACAGAGCCGTTGCCATTGAGACTGTTTTCACGAGTGGATTTGGTTACGAGAAAATCAAAGCTATCGACGCCAGACTGGCACCTCTTTATTCATCTCCCGCAATTCAGGCCCCGATGATCAACGCGGAAGACCAATGGCAGGAGCGCTACACGATAACCCTGTCACTCCAGGCGCACATAACCGTTTCTTTCCCGCAGGACTACTTCGACAAGGTCGAAATAACCACATCACAGGTAGATAAATGAGCACAATACCTTTATCCGTTGATTTTAATATTACGCCAAATGTCGTTACGCCTGCCGGGTCTGCGCTCGATGCTAACGGCCTGATGCTGACTGATAACGAACTTATCCCGGTTGGCACAGTGGCGACCTATTCCACAGCAGCAGATGTGTCGGCCCTCATGGGAAGCACATCAAAAGAATTCCTCGCTGCGCAGCAGTATTTCAATGGCTACGAAAACTCATCCGTTATTCCGGGCCAATTGCTGATGTATCGCATTGTCACGACAGATGCAGCTGGATACCTGCTTTCCGGCAGCCTCAAAGGCGTATCTCTGGCAACGCTGAAATCAATCCCATCAGGGACAATTAGCCTTACGGTGGACGGCGCGGCCACCACGAGTTCTGCTATTGATCTGTCAACTGCAACCAGTTTCTCAGACATCGCAGCCAAGCTCAAAACTGGCATCGGTGCGTCAAAAGTGGATGTGGCATGGTTGCCGCTGGCGAATCGATTCATTATCCGATCGGCTACTACTGGCGACGATAGTCAAGTTTCTTTCGCTAATGCCGGTCCACTGGCCACGGGCCTGTTGTTAACTCAAGCCACTGCTGCGACAGTTTCGCCTGGCTCTGATGCTGTCACGATGACTGACACGATGAACTCCATCGTAAACACCAATCAGAACTGGGTGCTTTTCAACTCGCTGGTTGAGTTAACTGACGACCAAAAAACAGAGCTTTGCGCCTGGGCGAATGGTACGAAAAACCGCTTTGGTTACGTCATGCACGACACCAGTGCAGACGGCACCATTGCCAATAATGCCAACTGCTTCGTGCAGAAAGTGGTCGTGGCTAATGGGTATGAGAACATCTTCCCGGTGTACGGTTCCTATCTGTACAGCGTAACCGCGCTTGCCTATGCAGCGTCAGTAGACTTTGCGCGGACTAACGGGCGCATCTCATTCAAATTCCGTGGCTTCTCTGGGCTTGCTCCAAACGTAAGCGACCTTGCTACTGCACAGGCTCTGAAGTCGAACGGTTACAATTTCTATGGCTCCTACAGCCTGAACAAGACCATGGCTCAGTACGCATCAGACGGTGCTATTACTGGAAAATTTGTATGGCTGGATAGCTTCCTGAACCAGGTATGGATGAACGCCAACCTGGTTGGCGCATACGCGAACCTGTTTACCAATAACCAGTCCTACCCGTTCAATGCCAGTGGCTACGGTGCAGTTCAGGCTGCGACCATTGATGTTGCAAACCAGGCGCTGAATTTCGGGGCTATTCAAAAAGGCATTGTTCTGGATAACGCTCAGATTCGAATCGTGAACAACACCGTTGGTAAGGATATTTCCTCAACGCTGTACTCTGAGGGTTGGTATCTGTATATCCCGACGCAGAGCGGATCGGCTCGAATTGAGCGAGACCTCCAGGGCGTCATTTTCTACTACGTGGACGGCCAGCTTATCCAGTCCATCACCATGTCTTCAACCGCGATTCTGTAAGGACGACAAAATGCCAATTGATATCACAAGTGCCAACTCCAAACTGCGCATTGTCGTTCCAGCCTACTACCCCGGCGGTTTTGATGTAGACGACTACTCTGCCGACAACATGTTTGAAACCGGCTCCCTGCAGAACAAAGAAGACATGATGTCAGCCGATGGCAAATATCATGCTGGTTTCATATTTAACCCGACAGAGTTCACTATCAACCTGATGTCAACCTCTAATGCAGGAAGCCTGCTGGATGACTGGTTTTCCGCGGAACGAACGGCAATATCAGCGTTTGCGTGTAACGCTGTACTTACTGTGCCGGCGCTGGGATCTAAATGGAATTTTGTTAATGGCGTACTTTATTCATGGAACCCAACACCTCCCGGTCGCCGCGTTCTTCAGCCTCGCGCAGCAGTATTCCACTTTGAATCAGTAACCCGGAGCGCTATCTGATGGCACGAAAAGAGATCCCCTATGTCGTAATGGAAGAAAATCGCGACAAAGGGAAGGAGTTCATTATCACTGAAATGTCGGCATGGGATGCCGACGAAATGGCGCAGGATATTTTCCGCGCCATGGGTGATTGCAATTACACAGGCATTCCTGCTGATGTTATAGCAATGGGATGCGCTGGCTTGGCGACTGTCGGCCTGAGTGTTCTCTCTGCGTCCAGTCCGGAGGTATCACGCCAACTAAGAGATCGCCTCTTATCTACGGTTCAGATTGTGATTACACACGACGGCGACCGCCAGGTAAGGGCGGTAAAATCCATCGATTTCGAAGAGGTTTCAACCATCCGAAGCCTGATGGACAAAGTGTTTAAGGTCAACTTTGATTTTTTAACCATCGCCGAAGGGTAAAGTACCCCTTCCTTGAAGAGGAAATCCTTCCGGCGAAGCTTGTATACCCCGCAAATATCTCTCAAGACATCAACGCCATTATTCGGTCTGGAAAAGCCACCTACATCGAGCTGCAGGAAAAGCTATCCGTTAAGGATATGTATAACCTGCTGGAGATTATTTCCGTGGAAAACTTCAACCAGCGCGTGTGGCAAAAACATCAGGAGCAGCAATGATTATTCAGGAGCTCGCGTATAAGGTAACTCTCAGAGCCGATGAGTTCCTGAATGGGAAGCGCAAGGTTGGTGATGAGGTGTCCAAGCTCGAAAAGGACTTCGAGCGAACTGGCAAAAACATTAACCGTACTCTGAAGACAAACGCTACCGAGTTTACTCAGTTTGGTCAGGCGGCCGTTTCCTCATTCAGGGGGATAACGACTGCTGCCGCTGGATTTCTTGGCGTTGCTGCAGGGCTTTATGGCGTTAAGCAGTTGTTCACCTCAACCGCAAATGAAATAGTTCGCGCCAGTCAGCAAGCGAAGTTTTTCGGCACGGACGTGAACAAAGTTTTCGGTGTTCGTCGAGGGTTCCAACAAGCAGGCCTGAATGGCGATGCATTCATTTCTGCTGCTGGCAATGCTCGTATGGCGCTGGCGAACATCGCTGACCCAACTATCTTCGGCGGCCTGACTGGCAGTGCGCAGAACCTGATTACTCTTGGTGCCAGAACGGGATTGAACATCAGCAAGCTTGGCGATCCGACAAAGGCGCTGGGTGAATTTACACGCTACAGCCGCAACCACTCGCAGGAAAACCTGATGCAGGTGATGGCGGCTGCCGGTTTTGACCCCACTGATGCCGCCAAAATCAAGTCTGGTGAGCTTAAGCAGCTGGTAGATAATGAGACGAAGCGCTCTAACATCACTGCTCAGCAGGTTAAAGAGCAAGAGGCCCTGGTTGCAACCCTGGGCCAGCTTGATTCCGAGTTTGACAGGATTCGTCAGGATATCGCCATCGCTTTTGCCCCTGAAGTCATGGATGGGCTGAAAGCGTTTGGCGGATGGATAAAAGACCATCACGGCGACATTATCGGCTTCTTCCGGGATGCGGGAGATAAGATCAAGTCATTTACCGATGCCGTAGGCGGCGCGGAAAACGCACTTAAAATACTTGCGGGCCTTTACATCGGTAAGAATGCGCTCGGCCTGGCATCTGCAGCTGGCGTTGGCGGTGGTGGGAAGGGCTTTGGCGCTTTCTTGTGGAGGCTTGGTCTTTTAGGTGCTGGTATTTTTTACAGCGGTGACATCGCCGACGCTACGACCCCTGACTCAGTACTGAAGATGCGCGATGAAGACAAGCCTTTTATCTATCAGAAACACTGGCTTGAGCGGCTGCTTGGGATAGATTATCAGGATGATAACTCAGGGGTTGCAACCAACCCCGGCGGCAGAACGCTTGCTGATCGGAATAACAATCCTGGAAACATCCGCGGTCGTTCTGGTCAGGGTGGATTCGCCGGGTACTCATCAGAACAGGAAGGATGGGACGCCATGTCCAATCAGCTGATGCGGTACTATAACGGGCAGACCACAGGGAGAAGGCTGCGGACTGTAAAAGATATTATTAGCACTTGGGCCCCAGACTCAGAGAATGATACAGAGTCCTACATTAAGCAGGTGGCTTCTTACATGGGGGTTTCTGCTAACGATCAGCTGAATCTCGCCGACCCCAACGTCATGGCAAAATTGAGAACTGCAATGGCGCGGAAGGAGGGATTTAGCAACTGGCAAAACGGCCTGAAAATTTCAGGCAGCCACCAGTTCCAAAACCAGTACTACCTTCAGCAGCAATCATGGGCCAATGCTCGTCGTGAAAGCATGACTTCAAGCATCGACAACAGCAAGAGCAGCGTGACCAAAATTGATAAGGTGGTGGTTAATAGCAACCCGCAGACGGTTGACGCCCTAACGCAGAGTATAAACAGCCAGTCTCAGAGATCTGGTGTATCAGCAACGTTTGCAAGTTCGGTAAAGTAAATTCAGTAAATCACTGACCGCGTTGATTAGACGCGGTCATTTCTCCTAGTCGAGCCATCTTGTTAAAAAATGCTCTATCTGCGGCCGCCTTGCCAGCTGAAGAAACGATATCCCGATGAGCTTTTGCGTAGAAGCCGTATTGTTCATCGCTAACGTTGAATTCAGTTTTGTTCCACTCTGAGTCAATCTTGCGTTTTAACTCATTTCCTGTCGCTTTGTCATATATCGACCATGAAACCAGTTGAACGCACTCATCGACTTCATGAGAAAGGAAACTATTTACCTGATCCGCAGGGAAATACCTGCCTTCATTCGTGTGTTTTTGAGCAATGCCTAAACATGCATAGGCAGATTTCATCACTAACTCATCGGATGGGTGACTGGTCTCAGCATATGCCGAGCATGACGCAGCAAGCAGAGCGAAAGCATAAATGGCGTGTCGTCTTTTCATTATTTACCCCTTAAATATTTAATAAATTATACCCACTCAGTGTTGCAATTACACGCAACTCCGGGAAGTGAAACGGTGAGATAAATGAGCATTCTCGACCTCAACACAGCCGACATATTTAGCGCCATTGGTGGCGGCTCACCACTATCCATAATCGATAGCGTCTTGCATCCTCAGTATGTAATCCGCGACGGAGTTACGGGAGCTGTAGCTCTTGAATTTAGCGGCATGGCTGCTATTCAGCCCAGCGGTCGAGCTCAAATAACGAATGCGCCAGTGGAAGGTGGCAAATATCAGTCAATCAATAAGGTAAAAGAGCCGTCGGTCGTGCGGTGCGAAATTGTGGTTACGGGTCTAACCGGCTTTTCTGGTGGCGTACCGAATATTTTCGACCTGACGTTTACCAGTCAAAGCAACGTGCTGGAGACCATCAAAAAGATGATCTCCACCGCTAACACTTATGACATTGAGACTCCAAAAGAGACGCTGACAAGTTACGACCTGATAGACCATTCCTACGAGGTAAACTCGCAACGCGGCGTGAGCATGGTGGTGATTTACCTGTATTTTCAGGAGGTAATGCAACAGATGGAGGTTGTTCTTTCTGGCGCGCAATCATCGGAAAAACCCACTAATGACGCGGTAAGCCAGGGAGTTACCGGAATGGGGGCATCAACGAAAGACGCCGGTTCAACACCTTCTACAGTGGATGAGCTTGGCAAATCCTGGTCATCGCTGAAAGCATCTGTGTCAGGTATAGCCACTACAGCTTCAAACGCTATTTCAACAAGCTTCCAGAGCGCTCTCGATACCGTATCTAAGCCAATAATCAATGTTGCCAACAGCGCCACTCAGAAGGCCGCTGAGCTTGCCAAAGAAATTAACGAGAACATCACATGAGAACAATTCCACTTGAGCCGCAGAAGTCACAGTCTGTCTCTGTGGATTTGGCAGGGCAGCGATGCGTCATCAGGCTTATTCAGCGCGAAAGCTTTATTTACATGGATTTGACTGTCAACGGAAACCCCATCATGCAGGGCGTTCCGTGCCTTTACGGAAACAAAATTGTCCGTTATTCGTATCTTGGGTTTCAGGGCGATCTGGTATTTCTCGACAACGTAGGTCAGCAGGACCCGTCTTACGATGGTCTGGGTGGGAGGTTCATTCTCTACTACATAGAGGAGAGCGAACTTGTACAGTAAGCGATCTCTCCGATTTGAGTTTATGAATGAGACTTCATCATTTGATGATACTGGAAACAATAAGATTTCCATCAGTGAGGCCAGAGCGACGGTATCACTTCAGTCCTCAGGTAACCTTTTCGGCACCCAGGTTAACGTGAGCATCTTCGGTCTCGGCCTGGAGATGCTGGCCGCATTATCTTCGAAAGCAATGGGCTTATTTGGTACTGATACCGAGCGCATCAGCATGAAGATTTTTGTGGAGAATACCGCGATTTTTGCTGGTTACATGACATCCTCTATTGCCAACATGAACTCGGTTCCGAACACCGCCCTGATGATTACTGCAACGGCCAATGCTGACCTGCAGAACAAAACTGCATCGCCATTTTCATTCAATGGCTCTACGCCGGTCACGAGTGTCATCAACGCCATCTGCAAGGCTGCGGGGTACAAGCCTTATATCGTGGGTTTAGACGGCAAGGTAATTTCCAATCCTCACTATGAGGGGAGCGTGTTTGACCAACTGCTTTCTCTCTGTGACGACCTGGGCATCGCCATGTCTGTTGCCCCTCCGTCGATATCTTTCTGGCCGCAGGAGAGCACAAAGGATGACGTGAAGCCTCTTATCTCTCCTGAGTACGGGCTAATTGGATATCCGGTCTTCTCAAATGGAGGGGTGATGTTTCAGACGCAGTTCTCAACACTTTTGACAACAGGTCGTGACATAGAGCTTCAAACAACGCTTCCTCACGCCAGTGGAGTTTATAAGCTCACTAGTGTGACGCACGAACTATCATCATGGCTCGATGGTGGGCCGTGGCATTCCGTTTGTATTGCCAACAGAAAACCAGAAGAGGCTCCCAGTGGCTGACCACTTATTTACGCCAACTAGTGCGCAAACTAGCGATGCGGAAAACCTTTCCTACGTATTTAAAAAGCTCCTTTCAGGGGCTTTTTTTATTGAGCTTGTTCAGGTAACGGCTATACGTGGTTCAGCTCCGAATCTGGTTGTTGATGTTATTCCGTTGGTCACCAGGACAGACCCTTCTGGTGCAACCATCCCGAATTCTGAAATATTTAATGTGCCAGTGTTTCGACTTCAGCGCGGGACCAGTGCGGTCATCATGAACCCGGTGCCAGGTGATATCGGCATGATCGCCATCTGCGACCGCGACAACTCGATAGCCCGGGCAAACCGCAAGCAGTCAGTACCGGGAAGTAAAAGGACGCACAGCAAATCGGACGCGCTTTACCTTGGCGGTTTCCTTAACAATCAGCCATCACAGTTTATTGAGTTCGCCGACGGCGCGATAAACATCACGACGCCAAACCAGGTCAATATCAACTGTTCGTCAGCGAATATCTCAGCTCCTGATGGAGTGAATGTCACCACGCCGACAATGCACGTTACCGGAAATATCACCGCCGGCGGAGACATCACCGACAACAACGGTACCCAAAGCGCATCACTCAAAACCCTGCGTGACAAATATGACCAGCACAAACACCCCGTTTCCGGAGTGCAGACTGGCAGCTCTACTGTCACGTCGAACATCACGGATAAACCAGCATGACCTACAGAACGATGCAATTAGACGTGTCCACTTGGGATTTAACGTTGGATGGCAACGGGAATATTGCTATAGCTGACGAGTCGTATTCTATTGCGCAGGATGTCGCAAGCGCATGCCTTGTCTTTTCTGGTGAATGTTATTACGACACCACCCTCGGCATTCCCTGGAAAACAGACGTACTCGGCAAGCGCCCGACACCGAGTTTTATCCAGCAGAAACTGCAAACTGAAGCTCTCAAACTACCGATTGTTGACCAGGCTTTGGCTAACGTTTTCTTCGATAAAAACACCCGTAGTATGCGCGGAACTATCCGTGTGACCGACATTAACGGAAATACAGCGCAGGCCACACTATGACGACACTAAACACCGCAGTGCCTGATGTAACCATTACTGAAAATGGTCTGTCTGTTCCTGATGTGGCCGACATCCTTTCGGGGCGACTGACTGATATGTCCACCGCACTTGGTGGAGGAGCAAGCCAGTCCCTTAGCTCCCCTCAGGGTCAGATCGCACAGTCCGATACGGAAATCATCGCCCAGGAGTACGACAAGCTGCTGTGCCTGTTCAATCAGATAAACCCTGACTATGCCACGGGGAGATACCAGGATGGCATCGGGCGAATTTATTTCATGGAGAGGATATCAGCCCAGGGCACGGTCGTAACTGCGACATGCGTCGGGCAGCCGGGAACAATAATTCCAGCGGGGAGCACCGCAGTTGACGCCAACGGTTACATCTACCAGGCCGTTGACAGCATAACCATTTCCGCAGGTGGATCAGGAGATGGCGCTTTCGTTAACACAACTACCGGACCAATTCCCTGTGCAGCTGGCTCCCTTAATCAAATTTATCGCGCTATTCCGGGATGGGATGCAATCACGAACGCAAGCCCTGGAGTAGTCGGAGTTGATGTTGAGTCTCGGATAGCTTTTGAAACGCGCCGAAAACAGTCTGTGGCACGCAACGCAAGGAATATGGATGGAGCGACATTGTCTGCGCTTCTGGAGACCCCTGGTGTCCTTGATGCTTACGTTTGGTCTAACCGTACTGCATCCACTGTTAGCCGTGGCACAACAAATTTTCCTGTGCTTGCTCACTCAATTTATATTTGTGTTTACGGAGGGGCTGATGCTGATGTGGCTGAGGCAATTTTCAGAACTTACAACCCTGGCGCAAACATGAATGGCGATACAAGTTACACCATTTATGACAATGAGAATTACAGTGCACCATATCCAGAATATGTTATGCAGTGGCAACGGGCTTTAACAACCAGGGTCTATTTCAAAGTCTCTCTCGACAGTGGTCTTAACCCGCCAAGCGACATAACTCAGCAAGTCAGGGCTATGGTTACGAAGGTATTTAATGGCGATTATGACGGAATAGAAAAGGCGCGGATCGGAGCAACTATCAACGCAGGCAAGTATTACGCTCCGGTGATTTCAATTTCTCCTGACACGGTAGGGATATTGTCATTGCAGGTTTCACTTGATGGCATTACTTATCATCCATCAGTGACCATGGGCATAGACCAGATACCAACTATTCAGGATTCAGACATAACGGTCGTTCTTATATGAGCTGGGAAGAAACCATACTTACTCAGTACTCTGCCAGCACGAAAATCCTCTCTATTATCGACACGTTTAATCAGTCAGTAAGCCTTGATGATTTTACCGATGAATTCATAACAAAGGTGTGGGATTTGACCACAAACGAAACCTTTGGATTAGATATATGGGGAAAGATTGTTGGGATCGGCAGATACATTACAGCGCCCATTGACAGTGATTCTTTTGGATTTTCCGAAGCTGACAGTGGGGATTCGGACTACCCCTTACCATTTTATGACGCGCCTTTTTATGCAGGCACTCAGGAAACAACATCGGTAAGACTGGAGGATGATGCTTATAGAACTCTCATAATGTGCAAGGCGTTTTCAAATATCAGCATAGCAACAATACCTGAAATAAATAAATTTTTGAAAATGCTTTTCTCCGGGAGGGGCAGGGCTTATTGCGTTAATTATCGAGATATGACCATAGGGATAACGTTTGAGTTCGCGCTGGCTCCTTATGAGGAATCTATATTGAGCCAGTATGACGTAATACCCGTGCCAAGCGGTGTTCAGTTAAACATCAACCAAATCGTTCCGCCGTATTTTGGGTTTGCCGACGACGCATATCCGTTCAATGACGGTACATTCAACAGAGATTAAATATGAATCGCACAGACGCGCCAAAAAAACAGCCAATACCTTTCGCAGTAAACGGGCAACGAGAAAACCTGCTAAACACCACCCCGGCCGGGGATAACACAGCCTCTTATAATAACGGGTTTCCGCCTGTAACAATGATACTAAAAGCCGCAGGAGGGTTGCCTCCAAAAGGCCAGGACATGAATCAGATCCTATTCGAATTGTCCAGCCTGTCGCGATGGTTTAGTGCGGGAACGCTTAATGGATTCGACTCCACCTTTGCTAGTTCGATATCAGGCTATCCGAAAGGCTCAGTTCTGCTCAGTGATGATGGGCTAACAATTTATATCAGCACCACTGACGGAAACACCTCGAACCCCAACACTGGCGGAAGCGGATGGAAAACCCTTGTAGATTATCTTGGCCTTAATTCAGGTGCGCCAGCTATCGGAATTCCTTTTTACTGGCCTTCATCATCCATGCCGAACACAGTTATCCCTGAATGGTCTAACATGGTGTTTTTAAAAAATAACGGTTCAACGTTTTCATCCGCTTCATATCCAAAGCTGGCATTGGTTTATCCAAGTCTGACTCTTCCAGATACCAGGGGTGAGTTCATTCGTAATTGGGATGACGGAAGGGGTGTTGACGCAAGCCGAGCCTTATTAAGTGCGCAGGGATTTGCTCTTCAGAACATAACTGGCAACTTCCTTGTTCGCGGCGTTCCAAGTCTTCCCGCTGGGGCAATCGTTGAATCATATGGCGCATTCCAAAACCAAAACGCCGCAGGCTCCTCATATAACCCTCTTGGCGGGGCAAGTTCTGGATCGCAAAACACAGACAGGGTGACGTTCGATGCGTCTCGCATCGCCACTACTTCTACAGAAACTCGTCCTCGTAACATAGCTTACAACTTTTTGGTAAGGGCTAAATAATGGTACCTATTTTTGACGATAACGGGCATGCCACCAAGGAAGGCAGCATCATTTGCTATCATTATGACGCTAAAGATGGCGAGTATTTGGGGGAGTCCGAGGAGTTTGTTAATGTTGGCGTCAGCATACCGGCCATGTGTACCCTAATAGCCCCGGGCGATCCTGAGGAAGGTAAAGTATATGTATTTCGGGATGGCAAATGGGAATCTGCGGACGATTTCCGTGGTAAGACTGTATACTCCACAGAAAGCGGAGCGGCATCAATTGTCGATTACATAGGCAGTTTACGAGAAGGATTTACATATCTACAGCCCGCCACTCCTTATGACAAGTGGAATGGAAAGTCCTGGGTTAAAGACTCGAAAGCAGAAAAGGCGGCCGCTATTCTTGAGGCTGAAAATCAAAAGCAGTGGTTGATGGACACTGCATCTATGACCATCAGTAACTGGAAAGCTGAACTAGAGTTGGGGATCATTAGCGATGAAGATAAGGAGAGTTTAAAAGCTTGGTTGCTCTACATCAAGCAATTAAAGGCTGTTGACACATCTGTTGCACCCAAAATAACCTGGCCAGAAAAACCTTCACTATAAAGTAGAGAGTGGCCGATAATCTCGGCCACTATTGCCATCAATGAATTCCCATAACCTTTAGCTCTTCCTTAGAAAACATATCTGCTCCAAATAATGTTAAGTGTGGTCTTATAATGATAGGCTCCCCTTTATAAATTATACGGCAGCTATCCCCAGAGCATTGAAATTCCTTTGTAGGGATGAAGTGAATGTTTTTATGACCTTTCACTGCGTTCTCAAATATATCGTCCAAGTTATATTTGATATGTGATAGATCTTTATTGCGGTTTTCTAAATCTTCACACTTCCTCTTGAGGAAAAAATCCGTAGCAAAGCTTCTTTTTAATTCCTCATTGCTCGTTAAGCAAGTGTAAGGATTGAAGCTCGGTTGATGATATGAGCCAAGAATGTAAAACTGCCTATTATTATTGATGTTGCTAATGCGTTCAATATATCTACCTACCTGAATAGATGCTTGGTCTTTAGTTAGCCCGGAAAGGTATATATCCCAAGACTGTGAAATAAGAACAGGCAATCCGTCATCCTGAGAGGCTCTTTTTACAAACTCATCCTTCATTTTCAGGCACGCTTCAGAGCTGGCATAACTGCTGTTTATGCTAGTAGTATTGCAAGATTCATAGGCAATAACTTCAAATGAACGACCCTGTCTTTTCATTGCCTCTACATACATAAGAGCGAAGCTGTCACCTGCTAGGATATATTGAGCTTTTTTGACGCTACTCACGTTGATTTTAAAAGGGCTTTTCTGCAATCCCCTATACATGATCCATGGGTTGTATAGTTCATTGTAATTTTCAGCCTTTACTTTGAGCAGGTTGCTTGCGCGATAAGCAGCACCGTCAAGTGATAATAAATGAGCTATGCAAGCCACTAGAAAAGTAAAAGACAATATAAAAATAGCATTGAACCTAGTTCGCTCTACCAAATAATATGAAATTAACGATAATGACATGGTAATCGCCGCAAATGAGGCGAAAGAAAGATCGTGATCAAATTTTTTGGCGAAAACAATTACAGGCCAATGGTAAAGATAAATAGAGTAGGACCATAAACCCAGTTTCTGAATAACAGGATTACAATGCAGATGGCTTTTTGGAGGCGACAGGGATATTATGATTGCAGTAGAAATGACAGGAACTAACGCCCCATATCCAGGCCATGGTGTTTTGCTATCGAATGCAAATACACATATGGCAATCGACGCTATTGATGCGAACAGTAATAGTGATCTCCATCTACCAATTATCTTTAATTGGAAAATGAACGCCAGCCCTCCAGCCAACATTTCCCAAGCTCTTGTGTAGATCATAAAGTATGCTTGAGAAGGGGATTTCTTTGTTATCACTACACTAACTATAAATGATGCGATAAACAGAGTTGTAATGGCGAGTGCAAGTGATTTCTGCTTCCCCAAGAAGTAAATCACAGAGATTATCAGTGGGTAAATTAAATAAAACTGCCACTCAACCGACAGAGACCAAGTGTGCAAAAGGAATTTTTCTAAAGAATCAACGTCGAAATAACCGGATTCAAAAAAGTACGTAATATTAGATATGAAAAATAAAGAGTCCCTAGAATGAAGCCCAAGTTTCTGAAAGTCGTGAGGAACAATGGTGAGGTAACCTAGCGCCAAAACAAGTGAAATCATGACGGATAGCGCAGGGATGATCCGCTTACATCTCGACGCATAAAATCCCAAAATTGAGAAGTTCCCCTTTTCGTTACCTCTCACTATGATACTGGTCATAAGGCAACCAGAAATCACAAAGAAAATATCAACCCCCACAAATCCACCCGGCACCAAGTCTGGAGCGAAGTGAAACAACACAACGCTTAAGACCGCGAGCGCCCGAAGTGCGTTAATGTCGTATCTGAATCTTGTCTCTGCCATTATTCGTTATCCATCAAAAAATCTATCAATACCAGCCTGGCCAGGCGACACATTCTAGTCTTCAGCAGCATAGGCATCAAACTAACCTTTTTTCATTCGAGTACCCGCGCGAGAAGAGCCTTTCCGAGCGGCTGCGCGATCATGTGGCATGGTTGGGGCAAAAAATTAGCGCAAAACAACTCAAAACCTCGGAAGGTGTCGATTCGCCTTGCGCCTGTTAGCGGTGGGACAGAAGTGAGACACGCAAGGCTTTGCACCGGTTTGCGTGCCTCTGATTAATTAAGAGGCTCTGCCGTCGATATAATCTGCCCACCACTGCATCATCTCTTTCCGCTTTTCCAGATATTGCGCATGGTTATAGATTCCTCGAATGTTATTTCGGTCCACGTGTGCCAGTTGGCGTTCGATAGCATCGTGAGGCCATCCATGTTCGTTTAGAATTGTGCTGAACTGATGCCGGAAGCCATGGCCGCTTGCCAGACCTTCATATCCTATTTGTCGGATTACTAGCAGGACGGCGTTTTCGCTAATTGATTTCTTTTTGTCGTTACGCCCGGCGAAAACAAAATCGGAGATGGACGTGATCGGCTGCAGTTGCCTGAGTAGGTCATAAACCTGTCTGGACATTGGAACCAGATGCTGTTTCCGGTTCTTCATTACCTCTGCATCAATTGTGATAACCCTGTTTTCAAAATCGACGTTCGCCCATTGCATGGACCGAAGCTCTTTTGTTCGCATTGCAGTGTACTGCAAAACCTGAGTCGCTATTTTGGACACGATACTTCCAGAGTAACCGGCAAGCGCCCGGTTGAAAGCAGGTATCTGTTCTGCTGGCAGGAAAGGGAAGTTCTTCTTACGGTATCCCTTCATTGCATCGGCCAGGTCAGGGGCGGGATTATATTTAGCTCGCCCCGTCACTACGGCATATCGGAATACTTCACCACAGCGTCGTCGTGCTTTATTTGCTCTCTCCATTGCGCCGCGCTCCTCAAACCTGCGCAGTACCTTCAGCAGCGTCATTGGCTCAATGTCATCCATAGTCATCTTGCCTATATATGGAAGGATGTCTGCCTCGAACATGCGCTGTAGCTCTACAGCATACCCCTCAGACCATACCTGCCTTTTGTGCTTATACCACTCTTCATAGATTGACCCGAATGTATCTGGAACCTTTTCCTGCTGCTTTTTCTTTGCTGCGGGATTCAGGCCAATAGCGAGATCGCGCTTTACTTCAAATGCGATGTTTCGCGCCTCAGCAGGGCCAATTTCAGGATACTTGCCTACCGTGTGAATCTTTTCCTTCCCTTCAAACTGATACCGCAACTGCCAAACCTTCTTCCCTGAGGCAGGGATGTAAACATATAGCCCGTTACCGTCTGAAATCCTGTAAGGCTTATCCGTGGGCTTTGCGGCATCAATCTGTTTAACGGTGAGCAT